TTCGACGGCTACATCGCACAGGGACTTATCACCGACAAGACACTCGGGGAAATGTGGCGTATCGGCACCATCGTTCGCATGCAGTTCAATACCGCCTTCAACGACGGGAGACATCGGAAGTTTGATGACCCAGACGTGGCGGACTTTGTTGTGGCCTACGACTGGTCGGCGGTCATGGACGACGCCACAACGGAGTATTGCAGAGCGATGGACGCGGGCGGGCCGTATCGCAAAGAGGAAATAACGATGGAGGGTTGGCCTCCCGCACATTTCAACTGCCGCTCGATTGTCGTGCCGATCACACAGGGCGAGGCGTTTGAGCTACACGCGCTGCCGCCGTCGCGGGGGCCGCGTGCGGAGGGATTCGTTTTAGAGGCACCCGTGATCGAGTGCCGACATGCTGGCGAGGCTCAATAGGCAGAGCATCCGGCCTGTAACCGGACGGTTGGGGGTTCGATTCCCTCCGCCAGCTCCAGAGAGAAACAGGAGACACCATGCCGTACCCCAAAGGATTCCAGTTGACCGAAGGCGAGAAGCGAAAGCTCGCAGAGGCTATCGAGCGCGAGATGAAGTCCGACGCCACGGAGCCCGTGAAGTTTGAGATAGAGACGGAGACTGTCACCGACCAGGCGTTTTTCGAGGAGGGAACCTGGACCAACTCTCGGGGAGAAACGCACACATACACCGCCGGAGAGTTGGACGAGGTTGTCAAGAACGCCGCCGAACTCGACGGGAAGCTCATCCCGTTTATCCGCGTTGACCACACGGACGAAAAGACGCACAAGCGCATAACGGGCCGCTTCAAGATCGGGGACATCGCAAACATACGGCATATCGGCAAGCGGCTCATCGGGGACTTCGTAAGGATGCCCAAGAAAGCGGCGGAACTCCTACGCGCCGGTTTGCTTGGGAGGCCGTCAGCCGAGTTTGTTCCGGGGTTCAAGGACGAATCCACGGGTAAGGAGTACGGGCGCGTGCTGTGGGGAACGGCGGTATTGCCCGCGAAGCATCCGGCGGTTACGTCGCTTCCCATGAACACGCTCGACGGTATCTATGACCTGTGTTTCGGAAGCACGGCGAGCATCCCCGACAGCTACGAATTTACCACGGCCAACGAGGCCGAATTGTTTGAAGAAGTCGAAGTAGTAGAGGACACCACGAAAGGAGGTACAGAGGTGACTCAAGAAGAAATCCAAAGGCAGATCGACGAGGCCGTTGCCAAGGCGAGAGCCGAGCAGAAAGCCGAGTTTGAGGCTGACAAGAAAGCCCTGAACGACAAGCTCGCCGCCTTCGAGCAGAAGCAGGCCGAAGAGGCCGCCGCGAAGTTCGAGCGCGACTACACGGAGCTGGTTGACAAGGGAAAGAAAGACGGGAAGATCCTGCCCGCGCAAGAGGCGGGGCTCAAGAAGATGGTGGACGCCTGGAAAGCGACAACGCCGGACACCGCGATTGCGGAGTTCGCCGCGTATGTCGATGGGCTCCCCGTTGTGGTTGTGACCCACGAAGCGGGCGCGCAGGGCGATCCCAAGGAAAAGGCGAAGGGTGGTGAGGTGAAGGTGAGTTTGCCGCAGGATTTGGAGCGGTACGCGAAGAAGAACGGCTACGAGATCGACGCCGAAAGCGCCGAGAAGGACGCCAAGGTGCGCGATGTGATGAAGCGAAACAAGGGTATGAACTACTCCCAGGCGCTCAACGAAGTGGAGCAGATCACTGTGACCGTCGTTGAGCCGACGGAGCCAAGCGAGAAGGTGAAGGAATGAGCGTCAACGATGTGTGTGCCATGTTTGGCGAGGGTATTTCGATGATCGCCACTGCCACCATCAATGACTACGATGTCGTGAAGCTCGGGACGAACCCCAACGAAGTCGCCAAGACTTCCGCCACGTCAAGTATCCCCTTTGGGTGGGTGCGTAATGGTGCGGCGGCGGGCTCAAGCGTCACCGTCTACAAGAACGACGGTTGCGTGTTCCTGTGTCGCGCTTCGGCGAACAACATCGCCAAGGGCGCTCTTGTGGGGCCGACAGCGGACGGAGAGATCGCAACGATCACCGTCGCCGGTGCCGCCAAGAAAGCATGTGGACAGGCGCTCAAGGCGAGTACCGCAATCGACGACATCATACCCGTCTGGTGGCAGCCGGGCATCATTCAATCACACGCGTAACAAGGAGACGGAGGTGAGCACATGAGTGTGAACGACGTTGCCGTGAAGTACGGGCGTCCCGTCTCCATGATTGCCACAGTTGCGGTTGATGACTACGACGTGGTGATTATCGGGACCGGGTGCAACGAGGTAATCAAGTCCGCCGCCGTGACTAGCAGGGCTCTTGGAGTCGTGCGTAACGGTGCCGCCGCAGGGTCAAGCGTTTCGGTCTACGGACACACGGGAGACGTGTATCTCTGCCGGCTGGGAACGGGCGGCGCTACGGCTGGGAATGTGTTAGGACCAGCTGCTGATGGCGAGGTCTGCGTTATCACGCCGGGAACCACGAGCCAGCTGGGTGTTGGCTTTGCCCTGAAAACGGGCGTAGAGAACGACATCATCCCGGTGCTTTGGCAACCGCAGGTATTCGTGACACACGGGTAATTATGAACGGAGGTGAGACATGTCAGTAAATGACGTGGTTGTGAAGTATGGCGAGCCAGTTTCGATGGTTGCCACAGCCGCCGTTGATGATTACGACGTGGTGATTCTTGGGACGAATCCCAACGAAGTCACGAAGGCAACAGCCGCTACGGACTATGCCATCGGCGTGGTTCGGAACGGCGCCCTTGCGGGACGAAGTGTATCCGTCTACGGGCACACCGGAGACGTGTACCTTTGCCGTGCGTCGGCGAACATCACACTGGGCGACCGAGTCGGCCCCGTGACAGACGGAGAGATCGTGACCATCACAACCGGAAACGCCACACAGCTGGGAATCGGTGTCGCGCTCAAGACAGGCGTCAACAACGATATCATCCCGGTGCTTTGGCAGCCCCAAGTGATCTTTACACACGCTTAACTAGATAGGAGGTGAGTTTTAATGCCTGACTACAGAGACGTAAGGGTCAACGTGACCCTCACCAACGTCATCCGCGACTACAAGTTCCAGAATGTGAACCTGATTGCGGACATCGTGGCCCCGCCCGCGCCTGTGATTTCGTCCATCGGAACCTACAAGACGCTTGGGCGCGAGTTGCTTTCGACTCAGCACAGCGATGCGCTCGGCCAGGAAGGCGAACTCACGAAGATCGGCTACGAGATGAGTTCCAGCACTTACGAGTGCATGCCCTATGGTCTGAAGATGCTTGTCACCGACAGGGAAATCAACCAGGCGCCGCCGGGATTCGATCCCATGCGGCAAGCCGCGATCACCCTGCTCCACGGCCTCAAGCTCCGCGAAGAGCTTCGCATCGTGACGCTCGCGCAGGTGGCGGGGACGCCGACGAACTACTCGACGCCCTCGAACGATTGGGATGTGGACAACGCAACCATCGTTGCAGACATCAATGCGGCGAAGGTGCTTTTCGAGGCGAACATGGGCGGGCCAGACCCGACGGACTTCGTGATCCCGAACCACATCGCTAACGAGATGGTGAACCAGCAAGAGATTCTTGCGCTGTTGAGCGCGGTTGGCGCGATCCCGCGTCCGCTCGACGTGCTGAACCTCGCTGTCACGGGTAGCGACCTTCCCGGCTCGATCTTCGGGATGAAGTTGCACCAGCCGAAGGCTCGCCACAACACGGCGAACCTCGGCGCGACCGAAGTCATTGCGAACCTCTGGGGCGACGATGCCTACATGTTCCTGATTGACAACGATCTCCAGGGCGCTTCGTGGGCGCGGCAGTTCCGTCTTACCGACGTGGCTATCCGCCAGTGGCGCTCGTTTGACCCGCTCGGATGGTGGGTCGGCGCGGAGTGGGAAGTTGACGAAGTTCAACTCAACTCCAACGCCATGTGGAGATTCATCGACGTGACGTAAGCCAGTAGTGGCTGACTGATTTTGGGGCGGAGTCGCCTTTGCGTCCGCCCCACAACAAACACTCAAGGGAGAGGACGAAGGGACATGGGAAAGAAACAGTTCATCGTAGTGAGCAACGTACACATGGGCAAGACGCCCTATACGCTGGTTAGCGGGACTCCTATTGCGACCGCCAAGTGGAACACGCTCGACAAGGGCATCGTGTTCGAGGCCGACGAGGCTGACGTGACGAAACTCTTGGCGGCGGGTGCGATCAAACCGTACAAGGGTTCCCCAACCGCCAAAGAGCCCGAGCCGGTCGAGGCCGTCAACGAGCCCGCCGCGAAGAGAGGAAAGTAATGAAGCGAAGGAGCTACATCGAGATCGCAGCGTGGCTCTGCGCCTTCGTTTGTTTCATGGCGTGGACGACGCTACGGGCGGACGAGATCAATCGCAAAACAAAAAACCCCTATTCGGCGGGAACGGGGCAGCTCACAACCTCGAACTCGGCGACGTGGAATCTAGCGGACATCGAGGCGGACACCGATAGTTGCGTCTTTTCAACCGTGTTCGACATGACCAACGCAGACCTCGCGCCGAAGGCTGTCGTGGTCTACGTCGTCTGGACCGCCGCCGCCGGCGGGAGTACGACAACCAGCTTCGGCGTGACCCTTTTCGCGCATGGCGCGAATACGTCTACCGCAGGATCGAACACGACGCAATTTGATAACCGCGTCCCCCTGGGCGCCTGGCAAGTGGCTCCAAACGATACTGCATCGGTCGCCTGCAAGGCAACAGCCGCGGGAGAGGCGGTTATGTTCATTGTCGAAAGCGCCTCGCCATATTCGGCACCAAGCGTGCTCCCCCGTTACGTCAGCGTTGCAATCCAAAAGGAAGGCAACGGAAAGTTTACGGCGGGAACAGTGACGGTCTACATTTACCCCGACGAAGGCTAGGGTGAGAACGATGAAAAGACTTTTGACAGTAAGCATCGCCCTCATGGTGCTGGCGACCCTGGCTAGTTCGCAGACCGTGACGGGTCCGACGGTAAGCAAGTGGGCGGCGGGAAACACCATGCCAGGCCGGCTGATTGCGAATGGATCGATCGCCTGGAGCCTGTCCACGCTCAACCACGACACGGATTCTTCGATCACAACCGCCGTGGTTGACTTGACAAACCAGACCCGCCTCGCAGGGATATACTTTTTCAACCTCACATGGACGGCCGCCGCCGGCGGGAACACGGGTACACAACTCGTTGTGACGCCCTACTGGCATGCCGCATCAACGGACGTGGCTGGCGCAAGCTACGCCAAAAATAGCGTAATGGTCGGTGGATATGGAGTCACCGGATCAGTAGCGTTTACGGTCACCTGTGCGGCGGTCGCCGCCGGGACGGTGCCGTTCCTGATTACCACTTCTGCCGCGGCGGGAAGTTACCCGACGCCCTATTTTGTTCCGCGGTATATGTCGTTTGCGCTCGACAAAGAAGGCTCGACAAACCCCGGGCACTTTAGCGCGGGAACCGTCACGCTCACCTGGGAAGCGTACGCCCGATGAGGAGCTAATGGCGAGTCCATCGGTAGTCGGCACCCCCATTGAGGGTGCCATAACAACGGCGGCATACGACTTCACCCCGACGTTTACCCAAACGACGGGGAACTTCGTTGTTATTTTTATCGAGACCGCCGTGTCGGTTACGATGGACAGCGTTGGGTTATTCACGCAACTTGAACCCGCCGATCCCGAGGAGCTGGCCCGCTTCTTTGTTTTATACAGGCAATTAACGGGGATAGAGGGCGGGGAGGTTCTAATATCCACCTACGACGCCATAGGCGACCCCATATTAACCAAAGCCTGTTGGGTTTCCTGCAACATCACGGCGCACTCGACGACGACCGCTCCCGTCAAAGGAACACTGGCAACCGGCACAAGTAACGAGCCACAATCTCCAGAACTCACTCCCGCCGGAGGAAGCAAGGATTTCCTCTGGCTCGTTGGCTTTGGACAGGATGGCGAGGAGGCCAACGACGACACTTGGCAGAACAACACGCCTACCGGAGAGGGGGGTGGATCGTATACACCTGCGCTCGGGTATCAGATAACCACCGGGACCGATGGTGCCGCATCGACCAACTGCCAGCTTTGTGTTGCCTATCGTGCGTACACGGGAACACACGATCACCCGACAGTTTGGAGTACAGACCAGTCAAAAGCCTGGCGTGCCCAAACGATAGCGATTTATCCGGCGGCTGCCGCTGCCGCTACAGGCCAAGTCGTAGCCGTCCAGGGGAACGTCACCTACAACCCGATGACAGGACGCCTCACCGCGGCGCAGGGCAACTTGACATACACGCAAAAGACGGGACGCATAACGGCGGCGAATAGCGTCCTAACCTACGACCGAATGACGGGGCGAATCGCCGCGGCGCAAGCGAACCTGACTTACAATCCCGTAACCGCGGGGATGCTTACAGCCATCCAAGCGAACGTCGGCCATACGGAGGTATGGTATATCTTGCCCGCCCCCGGTAGCCCCACAGCCTATTGCACGCTCTCGGGGCAGTACAAAAACGAATGGACGAACCCGACAAACGCCTACACGTCAAACGGCGTCTACGCGACATCACTCGGTAACGACCCGACAAAAGACGAGCAGGACTATTACGCCTTCGATCTCTCGGCGATTCCGAGCGACGCCATCATCAAGGGAATTAGGGTCTATGTCTACGGGTCGTGTTCGTACGCGGGCGCGGTTATGGATCTCGAGGCGCAGCTCTTGAAATACTATCCACCGGCTCTGCCGCCGCCCGATCCATATATCGAGCCGATTAGCGGGATCGGCCGGCTAGAACTCGTGGGATCGAGCATTACAAACAGATTCACCGGAACGACCGACACACTCGCCATCTATGGCGGCCAAGAAATCATGTGGGGTGGAACTCTAAGACGAGCAGACGTCGTGCGGACAAACTTCGGCGTCTACTTCCGCACGAGATACGTCAGCGGGACCGATGGGCTTCGAGTCGATTATGTCGCAATGGACATATCCTACACAACCCCGGCAATTCTCATGGGCGGATTCATTGTGAGAGCGCACGCGACAAAAGGTCTACAGCCATCGACGGGTGGAACCGATTCGATTGATACGAGCGCGACATCGGCAACGGTCACGTCTCATACCGTGCCGAAGGGATGGAGGAGTGTGAACTAATGCCACTGCCTATCAGTGTTCATTATGGCAAGGCCGACCGCGGGCCGGACTTCATTATCGAAGTGACTGAACGCGACGGGACGGTGAGAGACATCACCACCGCAACGAGTCCAAAATTCTATCTCTACGACTTGGTTAACGGAACGCTCCTTGTGAACGGCTCGACGGACGGCGTGAGCATCGTTCCGACCAATCAGATAAAGCGGATTATTCAGCCAAGCGACACCGCCTCAGAAATCGAAAACGCAGTGGCCTGGTTCACCTATACGCTTGCAGCCAAAGAGGAGTCAACTTACGCGGTGGGCTTCATTGTCTCCGAACGGTGGAAACGGGTGATGATCTAGTGGGAACCTATACCGATACAACGACCTTCGTTCAGACGTTGCCCGAGAACTCCATCGAGCGGTCTTTCGTGCGGGAGGCCGCGGAGATTGCGTACGAATACATCAACTCCGCCTTGGACGGGGTTTACGTCGTCCCCCTCACGCCAACGCCAAGCGTGATTGAAAAGGTCTCGAACCTCTTGACGCGGGCGATTGTTCTGGCGCTCGTCGCCAAGGGAACCGTCACAATCAAGGACATCAAGGACCGTAGTGCGATCGATCCGGTGCAATGGCTTCAGGACATACGCGCACGGAAGCTCTCAATCCCCGGCGTGACGGTGCTCGCCACTTCGGGGTCGTGGTGCAATACTGCAGATCAAATGCACATTTTCGACTTGGACAACGAAGTCTATCACCAAGCCGATTCAGACCGACTCGACGAGTTGCAAGACGACAGGTGGAGTTACTGACACATTTGAGAATGTGTAGGTGTTTTTGACATGGAATACAACCCCGAGAAACACGGGAAGGTTCACCTGCATTGCGCGTGGCGCGGGACGTGCCGCAACTGCGGGTGGACGCTGGAAGCAACGGACGTGTGCGTCGGGGATGATACGCCCCCGGCGTTTGTCCCTTGCCCGCAGTGTTTGATGCAGGGCAAGTGGAGTTCGGTACGGGTGGTGCGGTCGTAAAGTAACGACGGGCGGCGGGGCCGCTCGTGGGCTGTGGGGCTGCGGTGGCGAACTTCGATACAGACTTTGGAAATCTCGCGGACTACGCATCTGGCGGGACGGGAAATATCGGACCTGATATTCCCGTGTTCGACATTGACTACCGTCAGATTGCATCCATCCCCAAGATTCTCGCCTACATGACAAAGCATGGCGGGAACCCCCGCGCCCCGCTCAAGCGTTTCAATGTCTACATGATCGGCCAGACCGACAAGACCTTCCAGCAGGGGGGTCGTAGCAATGTCCGCTGGCAACCGCTCGCGCCAATCACGGTCATCATGCGGAAGTATCGCGGGCGCGGGAGCGGGCGCACGCACCCGAAGCGAATCCTTCATGACTCTGGGCATCTCAAGAACGCAACGAACGAGCAGGTCATACAGCACGGCGAATCGCTCGCCTCTCGCATCTTCAACGACGTGCCTTACGCCAAGACGCACCAGTTCGGGGGGACGATCTCAATTCCAGAGAGAACCATCGAGGCGAAGAAAAAGAAGTTCCTGCACTTCTTCATTGCTGGTCACGAGGTATTCAAGAAGAGCGTGACAATACCGGCGTACACGAAACCCGTGCCTGCGCGCCCATTCCTTTTCTTTCTCGAACGCGATAAGGACCGGGCCGTCGAAATCCTACTCGACTACGCCGAGAAGGTATCAGGCCAGGCGGTAGACCAGGGGGCGCTATGACCGCATACGGAACCGGCACAAGTATCACGGAACTCTTGACTGCCATGCGGGACAAGGCGATGCAGGACACCGCCACGCTCGGATATTTGCGAGACGTGGGCGTGGCGCTCCCGCCGATGACCGGCGCGGTCCTCAACACGCCCAAGCTCTACATCGTATGGAGCGGTTCGCCCGAGGAAACGATTAGCGCAGAGAACGGCGTGCGCGTCAAACGCGCAACGCACCAAGTCACTTTGTACGCCGTCGTCTACGCAGCATCCCATGACGACACGGCGTCGATCCTGGGAGACGGATATCAGGTTGGGATCACGAAGCTCGCCGAGGACGTGATCGACTTCTACGCCGGGAACACCCTCGGTTTGACTGGCCTGGACGCGGCAAATACGCCCGACATCCAAGCGGTCGAAGGATCATACGGCGTCTTTCCGACGCTCGACGACAAGTGGATGCACATAATCGGGCTCGTTTATTCGGCCCGTACCAAGCCCTTTGAACGGGCCTAACAGATCACTGACGGAGGTGAGGGGACGATGGCGACGATGACACTTTACGTTGACGGAGACGTTGGGACTCCCGGTTGGGATTTCAGCACCGACACGGCGCATTACACGGAAATCGACGAGGGGACGGCTTCGCCCAACGATGCGAACTACATCGAAACGACGACTGCCGACGACGTGGACATCTTTTCATTCGGGGCGACCCCCGCGAACACGGACGTCGTGACGCAGGTGAACATCTCGATCCGCGGGAAGCTCACGGATGGGGGGAGCGCGGCGCACTTGCATGTTGAGCTCTGGCACACGGGCGACACCGTGCAGATCGGCGCGACGAAGGCAATCGTGGGTGCCGGCTTCGGCGGATACGGGACGCTGGGCACCGCAGCGGATCTCTCCTGGACGGGGCTCACCCTTACCAAAGCGCAGGCCGATTCGATGACGTTGCACGTCATCTTCAAGGTCGCGTAAGGGGGAGGCGATACCGATGGCCGGAGAGGAAGCAAGAGTTACTGCGGCGCTCGCCGACCTCACCTACGACGAGATGATAGGGCGGGTTGTGGCGGTGCAGGCCGACACGACGCACACGCTCAAAACTGGCCGAGTGACGGCGGTTAAGGCTGTGGCAACGGTCACGACAACGGGAACTGCTCTCGGAGACCCCGGCGCGCGCGTACATGCGGTACACGCCGTCGCGACGCGGCCAATCCACCACAAGTCAGTCTATGCGGCGCCGATAAACAAGACGTCAACCCACGCCTCGCCGATTAACGCAACGCTGACATACAACGCGCCGCTTGACCCCGAGACGCTAGACAAAATCGAATCGCCTCCGCGCGGGGGCGACAAAGAACCGATGGAGGAGTAACCGATGGCTGATAGCACAAACATCATCACCCTCCAGTCTTGGGGCCAGAAGATTGTCCTGGAGACTGGGGAAGACCTGACGAGCAACACGGGATTGAAGCTCATATTCAAGAATCCCGCCGGAACAACGGTGGAGAAAACCGCCAGCACGGACGCGGTGACGGGTGGAGACATCTATTGGGTATCGACGACGGACTTTTTCAGTTCGTTCGGGACGGCGGGCAACTGGTACGTCACAGCGAAAGTCACGTGGGCCGCTGCGGTGCTGTATTCGCGGCCCGTTCTCCTCAGAGTCGTTGACCAGTGGAGCGACTAACAAAAGGGGGGAACCATGTCCGCGTCGTTGACGCTCAACAAAGAAGGGTGGGGGCAGAGAATCACGCTCCAAACCGGAGTGTCAATCTCCGGTTATAGCGCGCTTGACCTTGTTTTCTACCGGCCCGTTGGGGCCGAGGTTGCGGTCTCCGGTACAACCGCAGACGCCGAGGTGGGTGAAGTCTATTGGGATTCAACCTACCACTTCTGGAACGTACTCGGAGACTGGAAGGTCATTGCCCGCGTGACGTTTGGAACAGACGAGGTGCTTTATACGCGCCCGTACACAATCCACATCGTGAACGAATGGACGTAGTGAGGAAGGGGATAAACACATGGCTCTGATGTACGACACCGGAAACATCAGCATTGGTGGTGCGACGATTGATATAAGCGCCGTTGGCGGCACTTACACTCAAAACGTCGGCTACATCAAAGACGGCATAACGATCACGCCGTCGTTCGAGGTCTACGAGGTTGGCGGGATCGAGGGGCTTCCCGTCACCGTCAAGGTCAACCGGACCAAGACGCAATACACGCTCAAGACGACGCTCATGGAGCCGACGCTTGGTAACGTGGCGAAGGTCTGGGACATCACCAGCAGCCCCACGTCGCCCATGAAGATTGACGCCCCGGCGGCATGCGCGGAACGTAAGGTCAAGGTCACAAGCAACGGCCCGGCATCTGCGGGCGGGTCGCAGAAGGTGTGGACGTGGGAGTTCACGCGCTGCGTCGTCCAGAGCCCCGAGGCGTTGAAGATTGGCGACGCCGAAGAGTCGAAACTGCCCGTGAGCTTCATCTGCTTGTACGACACGGCAGGTGCGGCAAACGCTGTCGGAACGATTACGATCGCCGCGTAGTACAGGGAGGAGAACATGGAACCGCTCATCGAGGGGATGCGAGTCGGGCGGGCGCCGGCGGTCGAGTATCGGACTGGCGGCATGGCCGTCGAGGACATTCGGGACGCTGCACTCTTCACAGCAACCGGATACGTCTGGCCGAACTACCTCTGGCGACAGGGGAAGAACGTACTCACCGAAGAACGCAAGGGGCAGGAGCCGAATGGCATCGAGGTCTATCGCCGCAAGGATGAAGAGGGCGAAGAGTGGACCGCACTCTTCGTCTTCCTTGGGGACGTGGCCCTGCTCCGGCGTAGGCGATTCCTGTTCTACAACGGCGAGTTTTGGATTCCACCGTGGGTTCTTTCTGCCACCGAGGCGCGCCTGTGGGCGATGCGAGACGAAGAGATCGCCAAGGTAAAGATGCGTCTCGAGCGAAGAGACGAGGAGTTCACGTTTAAGGGATAGAGGGGAGAGTGTGGGGATGAGCTTAGAAGAGGCTGTCAAAGAAGTAACGGGAACGCGCGACGAGGTAGACGCCCTTGTGAACGAGGAAATCAAACTCGTTGTCGGGGGCGCCGGTGTCACCAAACGCAAAACTATTTGCCTTCGGGAGCCCTCTATTCGGCGCTTCGGAAAACAAGTGAAGATCATCGCCGGCGGACTTGTCGAGGCGTTCAAGGACGCCCAGACACAGGCCGCCTTGCAGCGTACCGTCACCGATCTCAAAGAGGGAAAGACACCGACAGACTTCGGGCTCGGGGAACTCATCAAGACCAGCGCGATGACAGACGCCGTGGCCGACCTCGTAGCGGATCTCGTCGAAGAGGACCGCAACTACGTGAATGACGAGATGACGCCGAAGCAACTCGGGCGCGTGCTCGGGGCTTACGCGAACCTTGTCGGTTGGGACACGATACAGCGTTTTTTCGCCCGGGCCATGACGCAGGGGACAGCCCTCGCGGAGAAGATGGCCGTAGTGGAGAAGACAGCAAACTAGCGTTCTCGAAGGCGCTCGTTACCGTGGGGCAAGCGTTCGGGAAGACCCCGCGCGAAGTCTACGAAACGATGGGACTGAACGAGTTCCAGGCCGCATACGGGGCACTCGCTCACATCGAGAACGCGCACTTCGCCCAAGACGTTCTTTCATCTATGTACGGGAGCCGTGCGGATGCAAAGGCAATAGACGAAATACTTTTGAAGCTCCGGTCATCGAAGAGCACAGACGAAGCGATTGACCGGGGGGCGATGCCGCTGCCCCCAGTCGAGATCACGACGGGCACACTTGAAGCCGAGGGGTTTGAAAGGGTTGAGGTAGGGGATGGCAAGTAGATCCGTCGAAATCTTTCTCATCGCAAACGCCGACAAGTGGATCAAGGGGATCGACAAGGCGACCGCGAAGGCCGACGAACTCGGTCGGGCGATACAGAAGCAGAAGAACATCGCGGACATGAGCTTCAAGGCGGGCGCGGCCCTGTTCGTGGGCGCCGCCGGGATGATCGCCGCCACCGTCGGCCCTGCGATCAAACTTGAAGACGCTGTTGGGCGCATCGCCGCACAGACAGGGCTGACGGGCGAAGCATACAGCGCCTTCACGAAGAAACTCTCCGCCGATACCAAGAAGCTCTCCGTTGAGATTGGGGCGTCCCTCGATTCGGTAATCTCCGCTTACGACATGGCCGTCCGTGAGGGGATCGACCCCGCTTCGGACTCCTTCGACAAGTTCGTCAAGCAAGCCCTCCAACTCGCATCTGTCACGCGCGTAGACCTTCCAACGGCCATTGCCACGGTCGATAATGTTCTCGACCGCTTCGGCACGACCCTTTCTAAAACCCCAGACGCAATGGATATGCTCTACCGCGCGTCACGTGCTGGCGAGACGGGATTCCAAGAGTTTACTAATACGCTCGCGCTTACGGCTCAGGCGGCGGGAGCGTTAGAGCTTCCACTAGACAAAGTGGCCGCCCTGATGGCGCTGCTGGGACAGCGCGGAATGACGGGATCGCGTGCGGGCATGGCAATGGGGCAGGCTCTTGCGCGTCTCGCCACGGCGAGCAAGGACAGCGCAGACAATCTCCACGCTCTCAAGGTCAATGTGCTTGATCCTACGACGGGCAAGGTGCGCGACCTTGCTGATGTTTTCTCCGATCTTCGCAAGGCAATACTCTCACTCCCAGAGGCGAAACGAGACACGGTTCTAATGGAACTCCTCGGCCCTGCGGGGTTCCGCGTTCTCGGTGGACTCATCAAAGATGTCAACACCGATTTTAAGGGCATGTTCAATACCATCGCCAAGGGCAAGGGCATCAACGACGCCTTTGCCGAGAGCGCAAAATCCGCCGGGCACAAGCTCGACGTGATGAAGGCGTCGATCACCGCCGCACGAACAGAGATCGGCACGGCGTTTCTCCCGGTACTTGCAGAAGCCGCCGAAGGTCTATCAGGCGTTCTCAAGGCTCTCACCCCATTCATACAGGCCAACGCAGACCTCGTCGTCCCACTCACAGGCGCGGCGCTTGGGCTTGGCGCGTTCGGCATGGCCGCGGGCAAAGCAGCTTGGGCGGTCACGCTTCTCCGGGCTACATGGCCCGCGTTCTTTGCGCTGTTTGGTCCGTGGTCAATAGCAATAATGGCTGTCGTTACCGCACTATCCTTGGTCGCCCATTTCACAAAGGGTTGGACTGATAAGGTCAATGAGGCAAAAACGGCCTTGTCCGAGAAAGAAGCAAGGGCCGAATTACTGCGGGCGAAGATTAAGGAACTTGAGAGCCAACAGGCAACCTACAACAAGACGCTTGTGGATGGGACAATTCCGGGGCTCAAAGAAGCTAAAGCAGAGCTTGCCAATCTCACCGGAGAGGCGGACAAACTCCAAAAGAAACTAGCTGAACTAAGGGGAGAGTGGGTCATACCCGAAACGCTACCCGGTGTTTCGGCGGCGCTCCAACAAGCATTTATAGACCTCTCTGCTGTTCAACGTCAAGCTAGAACGGGGTGGGAGGGCGGAGAAGGCGCGCCCATATTTGCCTCACAGGGCGAAGAGATTGAGCGACTCCGGGCGTATATCGATGCGCTCCGCAACAAGTGGGCGGAACTTGCCACAACCCAGACCTCCGCTACCACCACAACTGACGCCCTGACTGGCGCCACAGTTGCGGGAACCGCCGCGGCCCTCGACAATGCCGACGCCGTAATGACGATGGGCAAGTACGTTGCCGAGTACGTCGCCAAGGCAAAGCAGGCAAAGCTCGAAGCGGGCTGGCTCGCAGCTCCTGGGGCTGCGGGTGCCGCGTTACCAACAGGGCCGGAGGAGCCCATAATTCCCCCGCTCGGAGAACAGGCCGCAGATGAGGTGGATCTAGTTCAATCCGAGTGGGCGCGTCTCCTTGAAAGCGGCATCTCGACGGCGGATCTCCTAGACACAGGATTCGGCGCAGCCCTCTCAGACATGGAGCCCTACGCGCAAGAGTTTGCGGACAGTTTCATCTACAACTTTGAGCGCATGCAGGCCGAGGGGAAGAACGTCCTAAAATCCCTCGCCGCCTCTTTCGCCCTGGCGATGATGGACATGGTCAAGATGGCAATACACGCCGCGATCGCGCAGATCGTTGCGACGAAGATTGCGCAGGTGGCTATCGCGTCAATGCAGGGCTTTATGACGTTCGGCGCCTCGCTCCTTGAGATTGGACCCATTCTCGCCACAGCCGCCGGGGCCATTGCCGCCTTGAGTGGTTTGCAGAAGAAATTGGGCGGTTACGCAGCCGGGGGCATCGTTCCACAGACGGGTCTCGTTCTCGCACACGCGGGCGAGCGCATCATCAACCCTGCCTACAACACCGCAAGCGATCTAGTGAACATGCTCTCGGGTACGCGCCTGGCGGCGGCTTTGACGCCGGTTCCCGTTGCTTCAGGCGCGGGCGCCCCTGGGATGGCCGCCGCCTCGTTCTACTTCCACATGCCTATCTACGGCAACGTCAACTCCGAACTCGACATGGAAAAGGTTATGCGAAAGGCGGCTGACGTTTTCCGAAGCCGCGCGGGGTAATGAATGAGCTACGAAGTCAACACGTATCGAATTGAACTGTGCTGCCCTGGGCTTGGAAGCGGTGCCGAGAATCCTGTTGTCGGGGCGCTATCAACCGAACGCCTCTCGCTATCGCAGTACGGGTTTCGCATCGCCAACCCCTACGACATTGTGGGGAGCGTTCAGTCCTATCCGATACCGTTCAAGAACGGAGCGGGCGTCATCACAAGCGGATACCTCGGGGCGCACGACGTTCAACTCATGGGCACGATTTTCGATTCTACGTCGTATGGACTGTGGAACTCTATTGCGCGGGACTATCTTCTCCGCTGGCTTTCCATTGCCGCGATTCGGCGGGATACTTATCTGCGCATTGGCCTCTGGAACGGCGCGACAATCCAATGGTTTCGGCTCTACTGCGTGCTTCGCGAGTCCAACATCCCATTTGTCCAGTATTCGCAGCTGACAATAGCAACCCCGATTCAGCTCACGTTTTTCGCATACGATCCCGTGCTCTACGAGGATACCGAGGGGAGCGCCGACATCATTGTCGCCGCCGGGGCGGCGATGGGCCAGCACCAGCCGTTGAACGACGTGCCGCTCCAAACTGTTTTACTCCCACACCAAACCGGAGCCAACCGGCCCATATTTCGGAGCGTCTACACCTGGACAAATAGCTCGGGCGCAGACCTCACAATGGTTTCCGCGAACGACATTATGACGGGGAGCACCGCAACCATCACGGACACGATGGCAAACGGCCATAGCTTCACCATCGACAACTGGAACGGGCTTGTCTACGGGGGCGGCGCAACGAATATGACCAACCGCATGGACAAGTTCACCGGAAACTTCTGGTGGAGCGGGAACACGACGGCCCACTGGCATATCGATAGAGACCCGCACACCTACGCCCTGACGTTCAACATCAAGTTCTTGAAACCCGCTGCGAACTACTTTGTGACGCAGCGATACGCGGCATAGACGATGGTTGTTACCCTATATAAGTCACCAACAACAAGCGGTGGAGTTATTCAGCAATGGACCACGCCACAGAATGTTTACGCAACCGACAACGCTGTTGCCACCGCCGGGAATGGACTAAGCAATAGTTATGCTGGCTTTGGTTTCACGGCACCGGAGGTTTTTCTTTGTTCCGCAATCAATGGGTTTGAGGTGTCCTGTGAGGCAAAAAATAGCGGCACCTCTGGAAACAACCGGCTTGACGTATGGCTAATCAAAGGCGGCGTAAAACAGTCAACGACATTAACAAACGCGCAATCGTGGACGACGACAACCGACGCCGCAAAGGTATGCGGATCGTCGTCCGATACCGCCGGGGTTGTGTGGACGGCGAACGACGTCATCGATCCGGGATTTGGAATATATTGTACGATGGTTACTGTTTCTGGTACGCGCAACCTGCTGGTCGATCAGTTGAGACTTAGAGTATACGTCACCCCCCCGAGTTTCTTGGATGTGTTCCCAGGGGAAGGAGATGCCTCGATCCCTGGATATGTTATGCGAGCCAAGAAATGCGCGGTATGTTCTACTAGGGCTTATTACGCCCACCACTATTCTTCTCCGCAACGCCTGTTGAATCCAAGTCGTTGTCCTCATTGTTCCAGCGCCATTTCGTATGTATGTAAAGCGCACCAGGCTAATCCGGTGGTTCCGGCCAACCACACATGGAGCTTTGTAGAACCGGCAACCACGGTATTTTGGAATAGATTTATGGAACTGGAGCCGGTTTAGCGGTCATGTCTGTTACTGCCTATAAAGGTCCAACCGCCGACGGGCAGATCATTGATGCCTGGAACAACCCCCAGTATGCATACACCATAGACGTGCTTTATTGGGCCATATGCTCGACGTGGGACCCTCCGACCAATGCCGAGGACTTCTATCATTTTGACTTTACATCTTCTGACATCCCCGCCGGATCAGCCATTAACGGTTTCGAGATCGAGATTACCGGCCACAATGGGACCACGGCATGCACAACAAACATGCATTGCAAGATGGTCAAGGACTCTACTCACACCTACGGGGATGAATATGCATATCTGAGTGTGTTCGACTCGGATGAAACGATCACGGTTGGGAGTTCAACCGAGCTGTTTGATACGACCTGGACACAGGCCGAAGTGGTTGCCGACACGTTCGGCGTCAAGGTCTGGCCTGTCAGGATTACAACAAGTAGTTGGCACGCATGCCATATCAACGCGGTTCGTATTCGCGTTTACTACACGAAACCGACGGCCACGGTCACCGCTGCACAGGCCGATCTCACCTACACGATTCCGACGGGTCGGGTAACTGCAGGGCAAGCTGATCTCACTCACTCACTTAAAACGGGCCGTGTCACTGCAGGGCAAGCTGATCTCACTTACTCGCAGAAAACCAGTCGCGTCACGGCGGCCCAAGCCGATCTCACTCACTCGCTTAAAACGGGCCGCGTCACTGCAAGCCAAGCCGATCTCACTTATACAGAAACAGGAGAGCCAGAACCTAGCCCGCCGATAAAGCCGTCGGGAACCTTCTACTACATCAAATCGGGTGGCAACAACGCGAGCGCGGGAACATCTTGGGCAACCGCCTGGGCGGACACGGACAAACTCCACACACTCTATCCCCTTCCCTGCCCGATAACAAGCACCGATTGCATCGTCATTCGGTCGGCCACCTACATGCCGACCTTAACCGTGATGATTTGGAAAAGCCAAGTCACCATCGTCTCCGAAAAACAAGCCGTCGCCTACCTGTGGATCGACCAGGACGCCGAATACATCAACGCGGTGCCGGTCATCGATGGGACGAACATTCTCGACAACACGGGCGGGCGCAACCCGTACTCACAGGACATTCTCGCGCTCGACGTGCCGGGGAACCGCGGCGGCGGAGTCGAGAACGACTGCCATAGCTTCACGCTCGACGGCATCAATCTCATCAACGGCAAGCGGAACGGTTTTTGGACTTCCTGCGTCACGGGTGGCACACGCGCATACAACGCCTTCCATGAGATTCGCAATTCAACCATAAGCTACTGCGCAGCGACCGGCGTTTACGGTCGACAAGCGAATGACTTCTATCTCCACGACGTCGAGCTCCACCATAACGGGGATGGCGTCGAGGCGCATCTTGTCCACGCCGTCTACCTCAATGACTCGGACAACGTGCTTATCGAAGACGCGATTGTCCGTGACACGTTGAACGCCGGGGCAATCCACCTAAACGGCGACAAGGTAAGCGGCGTTCAGGGGTTCATGCGGAACGCCATCGTGCGCCGGTCAAAGTTCTGGAATAACAAGGGCGTCGACATCGACCTCTACAACGCCATCGGCGGGCGGGTCGAGAACAACGTCATTCATACGCCGCTTGCCACCACGACCCACATCAATTCGCTCATTTACGTCGGCGTCGACGCGTTGGGTGTACCCTTCCCCCAACCGTCAAACGGCGTCGAGATCGTCAACAACACTCTCGTCTGTGCCGCAACCCAGAACGACGCCATTCGCCTGGGTTCATCGCCGGGAGAGGCCAAGAACTGCGTCGTCTTCAATAACATCGCCGTAACCGCGGATGGGATAGCGGCAACATCAATCATCTCCGACTCCACCGACAACCACACCATCGTGCCGAATAGCGTTGTAGCGTACACAACCGGGAACCTTACGGCATGGTTCGTGGACCCGCTCAATGCAACACTTGCGTCGAGAAACTATCACCTGAAGGTTGGGGGCCCGTTTTTTAACGCTGGCGCGAACTCCGTCTACAATTCGGAAACCGGAACGGTCTTCGCGCCGCTCGAAGACTATGACGGACTCCACCGACCGCAGGGCGCGGGATTCGACACGGGCGCTTTCGAGTATCCCGTGGCAGGCCCCACAGTCTACGGGCGGGTCACCGCCGTAAACGCGGTCGCAACCTACACAGAACTCCCGTGGGAACGTGCCTCATTCGCGCCGCTTCAAACCTTTCAGCTCGAAGACTATCGCATAGACTTCATGTCGTGGGCAGGCGCGCGAAAGGACTCCGTTCAACGGGCCTCTGGATACAACCCACTCACGTTTCTCGACTTCAAGTTGAACGCAAACGGCGGCTGTGGAGACGCAACGATAAAGCTCCTACGCGAGCGCGTGCCCGGCCCCCCGCGTGCGGCACAGTTCGGATACCTCATGGAGCCCGGCGATGTCGTGGACGTCTGGCTCCATTCGTGGTACTTCGGGGACGCACTATTGCAGTGGTATCAGGGTGTAATCACGAAGGTCGAAGACCCCGAGGGATTCGGGGATACCATCACGATTGAGGCGCGGGGCATATGGGACGAGATCCTCGAGAAGCGCCTGGTGACGAAATACTACGAGGGGAAGGCCATCAATGTCATGGTGGCCGACATTCTCGCAGACGTGGCCGCCGAGAGCAGGATATCGACCTCCACGGCGGGAATCGTCGTTACTTCCCCGTACACTATCGACGACGTGGAGTTGGAACTCACGTCGGTTGCCGCTGCAATCGAATCCCTTGCCGCTGTTCAGGGGAACATCCAGTACGGCATAGACCCGTCTGGCGTGTTCTACTTCAAGACGCTTGATGCTACAACGAAACTCACGGCGCAAGTGGGGGTGAACGTATCCGATTACAAGAAGCACGGCGAATCGAATGACGTGACAAACCACTACCTTTTGCAAGCCAAGCAACTCGTCGGGGGTGCAAACCTTATTCTCTCGCGTGAGGACGGGGTGTCGATAGCGACCTACGGCCGGCGGACGAAGATCGTCCAGGCAACAGGGCTACAGAACATCTCTGATCTCTACCGATACGGCGACATGCTTCTCGACGAATCGGCAGAATACAAGGATCACGTTGACGTTGAAGTGACCGGGGACGTGTACTACCTATTCCCCCGCGGCAAGTGCAACGTGGCGAAGCTCGACAAGACGTCGCTTCCGCTAGACATCCAGTCTGTCAGATACACGTTCGAGGGTAACGGCAAAATGACACTTGGCTTGGGAGACGCGCCCGTCTCGACGCTCTCCGACGAGGTGAAGCGCATTTCTCGGAACATCTCCGTCGGCAAACAGACGGCCATGTCGAACACGAAGATTGAGCACACGAAAAGCGACGAATGGACCCAGACCGTCCGCCTTGACGCAGGCAAGCAGGGGAACCTCACCGTTTACTACGACATCTTCCCCGACGAAACCGGACTCGATCAAGCGCGCTCCCACGGGTACACCTTCGACTCCAGACGCGGATTTATGCGAGCGGGGCCTGAACTCGCCCCAAACTCCTGCTCGATTCAATCCCAAGCTATTCCCATCGGTGTTCAGGTGGACACGATCCGCGTCTACACGAATACGAACCTTAACGGCATGATCGACTTCAACACCGGGGACGATATCCGCGATTACTTCACACAGCCGGACTCGGGACTGTGGGCAATCTCCGACCTGGGGAGCTACCTATACGATACCCGTGATCCGGCCGGATCGTTCCTTACGTTCGATGGGGATAAGTACATCTACCCGACGATCTACTTTGTGAGACTGACAGGCTTCACCCAACTTCCCACGCCCACTGGCGAGGTCGCGTGGATCATTTGGAACTACCATGCCGACGACGGCATCGACCCGGAGTCGTATCACTACATCAAAATCTACGCAACGGCCACGACGGGTCAATTCGAGATGAAGACGTACGACGGATCGACACACACGCTCGTTAACGGTCCCATCGCGTCGAACGATATCGGAAGAATTGATCTCGAGGTTCGGCACTCGGGGACGGGGAACACCACCGCCGCCCTATACCGCCGGTCAACCGGGGCTTTGCGAGGTACGCTCACGGGATCGCTCACGTCCTATGCCTTCCGCCCACCGAAGCTCTTCAACTTCGGGAACCCCTACGGACAGCAACCGTGGATTGTGGATTCGATTGGTCTCACGCGCTTGACGAAGTGCGACGTATACGCCTCGCGTGACGGCGGAACGACGTGGACGCTTGCAACTATCGCAGATGGGGAGACCGTCGTGGACGTTGACGTATCGACGCAACCGGCGGGTTCAACGATATGCTTGAAAGCGGTTATGCAGTACCCGTCGCGGCTAAACGGATGGGGCTGGTCCGCGAAAACGAGCTAGAGAGGACAGTATGGCAGACGAAAAACAGATTGGGCCAAAATGGACGGTGAACGGGAACACCGCGACGGTACTCAATCTTCTCAAAATCATCGGGATCATCGGGGCGGTAATCTACGCACTTGCTCAATTTATCATTGTGAGCCAGCAGACCCGCGCGCAGTTGGGCGAACTCAAGGCCCAACAAACAATCATCGTTGTACAATTAACTACTTTGTCGGCACAGATGAACAATCATCTTGGCTGGACGGATGCGCGGGATCGCGAGCTTGATGCTGTTATCGACGAAGATCAGCGGCGACTTGATCGGCTCGAATCTATAACACTTGGAGACGCTCTCGATAGAAAACTCAATAACCGCTTGGCTCCGAAATCTCAGACGAGGTGACAAGGACCGATGCGCCAGCTTTGCAAGAACTGTCTCTTTTGGGTGCCCGCGGTCTCACCCGACAAACGATACGGAGAGTGTAGAGTTTCTCAACCGTATTCGAGTAGAACGATCACTTTGGACAATCAGCAAGCACTCGACGGCGCCTGGCCGATTGTCCGGGCAGTGGACTGGTGTGGGGGGGGATTCCAGGGGAAACCGAGAGGGAAGGGAGTGCGTCGATGAAGATAGGCGACAAACTGATAACCCCGGTGGCATCGAAGCAAGCCTATTGGCGCGGCAGAACATGGACGATTGCCGTTCTAAAAAAGCGAGAGTTCAACAGTGTGGTTGGGCCGGAGTACAACGCAGATGCCCTCATAGATTCAGACGGAGCCGTCATCGTTTACCCGAGGACAATTAGCAATGATCTTGCCCTTGTAGCCATTCTGCACGAAGCGTTTCACGAGATGTTTCCCGAGTGGAAGTCGGAGCCCTGCGATGAATCTAAGTCCGAGCTGGGAGTTGGGGAAAGAGACATGAAGGCGTTCCTAGAGGCGTTTGGCGTAGACCTTATGCCATTACTCCCCGAACGAAAGAAGCGTCCGAGATGACTCAACGACGGGGGATAATGGTATTTCTCGCATGTCATATTGTAGATGCGCGCCAACAAGACAAGGAAATACTCGAAGTGGTAGAGGGGCCAATATGCAGGCCGCATCGTAAGCGAACACGATAGGGGAGACGAACAGGGGAGGCGGGGAAGTGTTCATCACACAAAAGAAATTTGACGCGAATCGCGGAAAAAAGGAACTGACGCTGACGCTAATGTCAGACCTCCACTTCGGCGCGCCGAACGTGGACTATGAGCGCATGCGCGAGGACTTGGAGGGCGCGAAACAACACGGCGACCGCATCCTTTTGGACGGCGACGTGTTCGATATGATTCTCCCCGGCGACATGAAACGCTACATCCCTGAGGCGCTTGACCCGCGCTTGCAGGGGCGCTCCGAGATCATCAACCGCGTGATCGACTTCGGATTCGAGTTTCTCAGACCCTATGCCCCGCTCATCGATCTTATGGCGACGGGGAATCA